CCCTTTCACCACTGCGTTGAACCGCAGAGTTTAAGAGAAATGCAAAAGAAAGACGCTCGTTAATCTGACTGACTGTCTCTAAAGAAACTCTGAAGTCATTATATTTTTGTAATTGGATAGTGGATACGTCAGTAGCCATTCCCTCTACAAAAGCTCCATTGTCTGACTCAGCTAGTTCTGCCATATCGGTAACGCCATTGGGATTTACCAAAAACAGGACTTTAGATGCAGCAGCAGATCCTTCAACGATTGATTGAGTGAGTCCCTCAAGTGACTTTAAGTCACCTAGATACTCTTCTACATAGCCTCGACCATAGTCTTCACCATCAATCTTGGTGAATCTCACGGGGATCCACGGACTTTTATCGAGAGGATAGGAACCTTCAGTGCCAGGCAATCGTATGCCTTTTACTTCTTGGTATACCTTCCATTTGTTGTCATCACGATAAACGTGAGTAAACAAATCTACATTTTTATTTCTTGAGCTTGTGTCTTCGTTGGTTTTACCAACAATCAGTTCTTTTACATCATCCTCAAGTGTCTCAATGGAAACACTCTCTTTAGTGATAATTTCAAGAACATTGCCCATCGGGTCACGACGAACAACAAATCTGTCTAAACGGAATACCCGTACACCACCTTCATTTGGCAGATATAACAGGACATTTCCCGTAACTAGAAGCTGCTTAAGAGCTTCAAAACCTCCGACCCGCAACGCAGACGCTTCGATCTCATTCATGATTGATCGCTCAATACGATTCAATCCTTCTTCTACCTTAGCTCTCATGCCCTGTTGCTGGGTCAATTCTTCGAGAGCAAAGTCGTCAATACTTAATCTGAAGAATGGAGCGTTCGGAGGAAGGAGCGCGATTAGGAGCTTAGAGGCTAAATTATTTACACCTCTAGCTCCGATGCCTTGCCACGGCGTCAATAGACGGCTATGGCTTGAGTGAGTATCTCGCGTCAAAAGGGACGGGATGGTTATCTCCGCACAGTCTCTAGCCCTATCTAGAAAAGGCTGTCGCCTTGTCTCTAGCTGGGCATAGACAGCAGAGCATGTCATATTGTAATCCATCCCCTACTTTCCTTATGTTGTCGGAATGTTGAGTCCCGTACCTTCGGTAGTTGTTGAGCTTGCATCAGCTAAGTCAATGCGTAGCTTTTTGCGACCCCGACGACGACCCATTGGATCCTTTGGCCCATCCTCATCCACAAACTTCTTTAGCTCTGGAATAGGAGCCGCAGGTGCTGGTGGTGGCGGTGGTGCTGGGGGTGGTGGCATGGGGGGTGTTTTAGGTTTTAATGGACCTGCACACATATTATTTAGTCTCCAAAATGTTTTTATTTTGATTATTGAAAGTGCTTCTCAAAAAACGAATGACGGAGATTTGCCCCTGCTTAAACCTAATATCATCTACCGAGTCACTAAACTCTGGCATCAAATCTGGGAATCGAGTCTCTAGTTCATCCAGTAATTCTTTAGGAACAACTGGAAATTTACGAGAGGCACTAGTGGTTTTCACCATTTAGTTCTCCTATTAAGCAAGGTAATTATTTGATTGGACAAGCACCTGTGGCACATTCGTCCTGTTCAATCTCAATTAATGAGTTGGCTTCGTCTAAAGAAATAGGCTGTAAGTTAGCCACATATGCGTCATATGCTTCTTTAGTTACAACTTCTTGAGGTAGGTAAAGATAGCCTAAGTCTTTAGCTGACTTAGTTGGATCAGCCCTAAACAAGAAGCTAACACCAACATAGTTATCCCAATTATCTAGCAACCAGTCGATAATCTCTGGCACTTCGTCAGCAGAATAACTAATTGTTGCCGATACGTTTTGCTGACACCAAGACTTCATCAGCATCTTGTATCTTTCTAGCTGCACTATCGCTGACTCTAAGTTAACCTCAATTTCCATCCCATCTTTTTCAACACGCTCAAACGGTACGTCTGACCATTGCACAGGGAAGGTAATCAACACAGCTTCTGGATCTGTAGGATTGTCAATTACTTTGTAGCCAGAAGATCGGCACAAGGGAACCAACGGATCATGCTTAGAGAAGTTAACGTTATTGAAGATGTACTTACCTAATGGCTTGTGAACACCTTCACAGGTATCCATAATTTTACTTACTGTACCACTGGGCTTAATTGTCGTGACGTTCTTTGGTCGAGGTAAGCCAAGCTCATCAGCCATGCTATATGCACCAGCCGTAGCTGTACGCTTTAGATCCTCATAATCATACGCGGAGAGATCAGGCCGACGAACAACACCTGTAATGCCAACTCCACATAGCCTGAGGAATTCGTTATTAAGATGCCATGCTTCTTGTAAGATGCCATCCCGTAGATCGACACAGGTTTGTCTATAGTTTGCTCTAGCTGCTATCTCAACCGCACGTCTTAGTGCAAAAGAATTTCCTTTAAATTTACCTACATCTACTTCCGATAGATTACAAAAACTCCGGTTTCCTAATAGAATTTCAGCGCACGGATTAACCCCTTTGAACCACGGAGCACGACGAGATGCTACTTCAGCATTAATAAAGCCTGGTTCAGATCCTCCAGACTCAACCATCATATGAAAGATATTTTCTAATTCTTCACGGCTTGGCTTTTGTTTAAACAACAATGAATTGTTTGACTGTGCTCGTTGGATGTTTCCTTCCCAATAATTTTTCTTAGCTACTGCAAACTCTTCCCACTCATCTTCGCCGTAGTTAAACAAAGCAATCTCGGCAGAACGACGCGAAGATAGGACTGTGCCTAGCCAATTAACAATATCGAGGATGTCTATCCGCTGAAGTAAACTTCCGGCTCTCTTATTTAATATTTCTGCAATAGCGGTATATGCTTTTGCAATAGACTCATCGCCAGATGAGATCCACCCATAACCCTTAAGTCTATCTCCGGCGGGTCTGATCTCTGAGAAATCAAGGACAAGTTCCTCAGCAGAATACGGGTGCGCTAACAACTTACCAACTGACTTCGCCCACGCTTCCGCAGAGTCACCAACCTTTATAGTCCACACACCTTTGTGAAACTTTTCAACGTTGTCTTGTTTACCACCCTTAGCCGTTCTTGTAGATCTCACTACGCGGATATTTTTTATTGGCTTACGGAACCCAGTAAGTGCGCCAATGATAGGACGGAAGCCAACACCGCATCCCTGTAGTAACAACCATAAAACATCCACAACATCCTGTACTGTTTCTACATGAGTGAATGAACAATTAAATTGTGAGGCTTCTCTACTTTTAGCTACGTCTGTGCCACCGAGCCACAGCGTCCTACCCGCTGTTAGCATTTTGCGTTCAAGCATTAGAGTCCTAAGCTCATCTAGCTCTTTTAATTCTGGCTCCGTCAGTGTTGCATTTTTTGCTCGTTCCCACAGCCACCGCTGGTGTCCAATCACGCGGTCAACTGTTTCGGTCCATGATTCAAAGTTTTTTCCGTCGTCGTCCTTTGGTCGGTTGTAGGTTCTTCTTGTTATTAGTTGTGCTCTTAGGGAAAAGTCGGTCATAGTTTTCAATTAAAAATTCCAAATAATGTTTTGCTTTTTCAAAATCTTCAACGCCCCCTTTGTAGGGAGCGCGAAGAACATATTTAATAATGTTGCCTTGCCAAAAGTTGAGACCCCAGGCATCGATGATGTCCCAAGGCTGCATTGCACTTAAGCGGTAATGGCTTCCGGCGACTTGTCGGTCACGGGAGGTTCCCATAAATTTACCTTTTTAGATTTGCGATCATAATCTTCAGCCCGACAAATACGAGCCACCCTTGCTTGTGTTAACGCTTCTTCTTCATTGAGTCCGGCTTTGTCATACGCCTTCACAACAACGTCCCACATTTTTCTACTTTCGAAATTATGTTCAGCCATTGGCTCAAGAAGTTTCTTTGCTTTTACAGGACCACAACCAGGACATCCTGAGTAACCATCCGTGCTATCTCCGGTAAGCGTCTGGAGCATATGGTAGTAGTCAGCCATAGGCGGGGAGATAAAAAAGAACTCATTATGTTTGAAGTTGTAATGTCGTCCTGGAATTGTGTTGAAGTCCTTGTCGATAGAACAGACCACCTTGTTACCAGTTACTAAGTCTTCATCAGTGGCTAGGATTCCGAGCACATCATCGCCTTCTAATTCCTCTCGAACAAAACACTTATATTTTTTGTCCGCATATTCTCTTAGAAATGGAAGTAGCATTGGCTTCCGAACATTCGCACGATTAGATTTGTAGCTAGGGAGGATCGCTTTGCGCCAATTCTCTTTGTCAGAGAAGGCTAAGATTGCGTGGTCACACTTAGTAGCGTCTTTGATGTTATCGAGGATGGAATCAAAATGAGCCTTTGCGTCATCCTCATACGCATGTAAAGTCCAAAGGCCATCTCCCCAGTGTACAGATGTTTCAGAAGATATAGCTGCTTGATAAGCCAAGATATCCGCATCAATTAGAGCGGTCAGCATGTAATGTTTCCTTTAAATAAGTCAGTAGTTTCTCGTTTTCTAAAAACGTACAAACCAAACCAGTTGCTAACGTTCGAACAAAACGTTCTTCAACATCATCACTGTTGTCTGCACACAACCCCATGTGATACCAGATGACGTGGAGCACCTCATGAATCAGAGTGTCGGCCTCTTCCAATGGGATCTGTTTACTTTTTACTTTAACGAGAAATTTAGAGTGACTAGTTAAACCTAGATTGTCGTCTTCAATTTTATCTGGAAAAATAATCTTGTAAGTACGACCCATGAATTTTAGTTCG